GGATAAAGAGAGCGTCTAGAACCTCTCAAGGGGTCAAGTCCTTTTACTAACTTTTATTATACCTTATCTTTTTTCTTTGTCAGTTTTTTAACGATTTGTTTTACAAGTGGTTTGACCGCATTAAGTAATAATGGAGTACTGGCAGCAACCAAGCCAATAACAGCAGTAGATACAATAGTAGAAACTTCTGGAATGTACTGATCTTTGAAGGGAACGCTTTCATAAAGTGTTATACATTCAATACCATCATCACCTCTTTTATGACCAGTAACACGCTCTAGCCTTTTTTCGTTACGAAAATCTCCTACCCTCTGATCTTTTTTGCTAGGGCAATCAGGTATTAAAGGTTCTTTTTTTTTGTCTTTTGGTATTTCTGCTTTTGGTGGTTTGCCCTCTGGTAACTTTTCTTGCTCTGTAACTGGTGCTACCTGTTCTGTAATAATCAAATTTTGGGCATCATAAATTAAAGGTGTAAATGATGGAAATGGGCAATCTGTTATAACACCATTCGGATCATCTAATAAGAGATTTCTGTTGCCTGTATTTCTTGTATCTCTATGGTAATAATTACAGCCAATAACATTAATATTTGAATGTTCGTAATTAGGTATGTAAGTCTTAGGTAGATTTATTTCTGGAATTATTATTTCTGGTATAACAATTTCTGGTATTTCCATTAAAGAGGCAATGATTTACCAGTTGATGTTGGTAATTTTTTATCAATCTGTGTTGGTAAAATCTCTGTCACTCTTTCCATAACTTCATTCATTACTTTTGTCTTAAATTGTTCTGAAGAAAAATACTTGTAAGCATAGACACCACCGCCAAGCATTGACGTAGAAATAATAAAACTTAAAATAGATAATATTTGAGAGATTTTAGCCATGAGAGAAGCCTTTGCAAAAGCATTAGTACCTGTCACCATTATAACTTTTTGCTCTATATGTGCATTGGCTCCACTCTATGTTTCTCTGTCAATGATGACTAGAACTTATACTTCAAACCAACCTTAGTTCCATAGCTGTTAGTATCGTCAGTCACTATAGAAAACTCTCCATATACATCAATATTTTTTGATGCAACTACAGAACCACCAACTTTACCAGAAAAGTTTGTTTCTGAATCTGCATTATCTGGGTTATTAAGATACGCACCACCTTGAATGTAGTAGCTACCAAAGGCATTGCCATTCTCATAACCAAGATGTAAGTCAGTACCAGAACCAGTGTAGTCTTTGCCTGTATAAGAACCATTGTTCTCAACGTTTACATAGAAACCAGCAAACGCAGGTGTTGATAGTGCTGAAGCAGCAGCTATTGTTAATACTTTTTTGAGCATTATTAAAAAGAATAAAGCTCAATAATAATCGTTTTTAAATTAAATTCAACTTTCGGGTGTTTCTGTTTGTGATTCGTCCTCTTTATTTTGCTCATCTATTTGTTGTTGTAGTATCTTCATTGCACCAGTTGTCTCATGCAAAGCTACAACTAACTGTTCTCTTTCGACAGCTAATTGTGTAAGTTTTTCCTGTAAATTCATAAATTAGTAAAGTTTTTTACCATCAGTGATTGCTTTATCTATATCTGTAAAAGATTCAGATGTCCAGATAGAAGTCGTTCCATCAAGTTTTTTATAAGCCTTAATAATTTCAAGATGCTCTACATTACGCTTGATCTTGTCCTTATATTCATCATCAGTTTCATCTGATGCCTTGGCGGTGTTGATGACAGTTACACTATCACCCGCAGCAGAGAAGATTGCTGCGATTTCATCTGCGGTTCTTTCTTCCATAATTAAAAATAGATTTGTTTACAGTTTACCCTGCTTCGAGGGCTGTGACTTTTGCTGATAATTCTTTTATTGCGTTTACAAGTATTGGTACAAGTCTTTCATATTTCATTCCATAACTCATTCCATCTTCAGTTAAGTTACAAACCAGCATATTATCGTTTGAATCTCCAAAACCATTTGCTTTTTCAACCTCTAATGCTTCCTGTGCTAAAAATCCAATATGTAATCTATTCCTTTTCTTTGATCCGTCAGGTGTTCCATAAGGTTGCTCATCTGTTCCATACCAAGTTCTCCTATCCCATCTATAAGTAACTGGTCTTAATGCTTTTATCCAATCTAAACCAATACTGAAATCAGCTACATCTGTTTTATCTCTTGAATCAGAACTTGAAATTGATGTATCAGCACAAAAAAGATTTTGAATACTATTATTTCCTAAACAAATATTATTACTTCCTGTTGATATCGCCCCAGATGGAGAACTAGACCTTCCAGCATTTTCACCAATAACAATATTGTTACTTCCTGTTGTTATATCTGCACCAGATGAATTACCAATTCCTGTATTACCAGAACCAGTTGTAACTCCAATTAAATTTAAATTACCAACGGCAGTGTTATTAGGCCCAGTTGTGTTTGTTTGTAAAGCATTAACTCCAACAGCAGTGTTACTACTTGCTGTTGTATTTGACTCTAAAGCACCTTGACCACAGGCAGTATTGCTCCCACCAGTTGTGTTAACTGATAAAGCTAATCTTCCAAAAGCAGCATTTACAGCACCAGTTGTATTAGCACCCAGAGCATTAAATCCAGTTGCTGTGTTATTAGATCCTGTAGTATTTGCATCTAAAGCATTTGCTCCTGTAGCAGTATTACCTGCTCCAGTTGTGTTTTCCTCTAAAGCTTGAAAGCCTACAGCAGTATTATTTGAAGCAGTTTCATTTTCATATAAAGCACCTCGTCCAATTGCTACGTTTTGCGATCCAGTTGTGTTTGTAAATAAAGAATTTACTCCAATACCTATGTTAGACGCTCCAGTTGTGTTTGATGTTAAAGCGTCTTTACCGACAGCAGTGTTAAATCCTCCTGTTGTATTGTGATATAAAGCATCTTTTCCAATTGCTGTGTTATCTGATCCAGTTGTGCATGTAATTAATGCTTCAAATCCGAGTGCTGTATTATCATCTGCTGTAGTAGCTGCCTTTAAAACATTTGCTCCGACAGCTACGTTTCTAGTTCCAGTTGTGTTTGCTGCTAGTGCTTCTGTTCCAACAGCAGTATTATTAGATGCAGTAGTATTTGCCGTTAAAGCTGCTCTTCCTACAGCAGTATTATTATCTCCTGTAGTATTAGCATCTAAAGTACCACTACCAACTGCTACAAGTTCTGCTCCAGTTGTGTTTACTGCCAAAGCTAATCTACCTATAGCAGTATTGTTATCAGCCGTTGTGTTGTCTCTTAAAGCTTGTAGTCCAACAGCAGTATTTCTTCGCCCTGTTGTAGTGTTTTGCAAGGAACCTTGACCTACAGCCGTATTTGCATCTCCAGTTGTGTTTTGATCTAAAGCAGAGTTGCCAACAGCAGTGTTAAATGAGGCCGTTGTATTATTTTGCAGAGCATTTACTCCAACTGCTGTATTAGAACCTCCAGTAGTGTTGTCTTGCAAAGCTTTTCTTCCAACAGCTACTTGATCTGCACCAGTTGTGTTTGATAGTAAAGCGACAAAACCAACAGCAGTATTGTTAGATGCCGTTGTGTTTGCAAATAAAGCACTTGATCCTACACCTGTATTCTCAGTTCCAGTTGTGTTTGCTCTTAATGAGGCTTGTCCATAAGCTGTATTATTATCAGCAGTAGTGTTTGCACCTAGGGCATCTTGACCCATTGCAGTATTTAATCTTCCTGTTGTATTCACATCTAAAGAATTAGCTCCAACGCTAGTATTTTTATCTCCAGTTGTGTTTGCTGATAAAGAATTATACCCCAAGGCTGTGTTGTTACTTGCTGTAGTATTAGCATCTAAAGCTAAAGCACCAACGGCTACGTTGTTAGCTCCAGTTGTGTTTTCAAGCAAAGCTGCTTGTCCAACTGCAGTATTGCTAGAGGCTGTAGTGTTATTTTTTAATGCTTGAGAACCAACTGCTGTGTTTTCACCTCCAGTTGTATTCGCACTTAAAGAAACATGACCTAAACTAGTATTATTACTTGCTGCTGTATTTGCATCTAAAGCAAAAGAACCAACAGCCACATTAGATGATCCTGAAGTTAATGCAGTTAGAGCATCTTTACCAATAGCAGTATTATTTCCACCAGATACAGAAGCATCTAAAGCACTCTCTCCAAGAACAGTGTTACCAGCAACAGAGTTTGCTCCTTTTCCTATATTTATACTATTTATCGTTCCGTCTAAAGGGAAAGCTGGTGCGCCAGCGAGACTAAATAAATTTATATGAGCATTATTAGCAGTATTTCTAAGCTGCATAATACTTGATGTTGTATTAGCAAAAAACTGACTTGCAAAATTTGTTGAGGGTGCAGACGATCCAGAACTATTTGTTGCTAAAGCTTGTAATGCACTATTAATGTCTGCTCTCACGTTGGCTCCCGTAGAATTATCTACGGTCATATCATTTTGACTCATTTTCTAATCCAAAATTTTCTCTAAGTATATCCTAAACCACTATTAACTACCACGTCCGAAACCTACAGCAGTATAACTAAATGTTTTATTCTGAACAGCATTTCCAGCATTTGTAAATTTTATTGTAAAACCACTTCCAGATATATTAGTTAATTCAAACTTATCAGTACCGCCTAAATCATTTGCAGTAATACCAATACTAGGAAGTTGTGAGCCTGCTCCGACACTTGTTCCACTCTGACCTGTAAAGAATGTATGGTCGAAAGTTATATCAAGTCCTGATGATGATGTACCAGACGAAATATTTGATCTTTGTTCTGTTCTTCTCTCAAGCTCTGCTGTATATCCAAGCTGATCTATTTCTATTGATTGTGCAGGGTCGTCACTATCCATTTCACATCTAAATTTAAAACCTCTCCCAACATAAGTTCCATTTACAAAAGGATTAAATCTTGAAAAGTTTGCTCCGTAAGTGCAAGCTGTTCCGCTTGAGATAGTTGCACTTGTTGCTGAAGTTACTGTAAATGTATTTGCACTTGGAACTGAAATGATTTCATAGTTACCATCGGTTGCACTACCAGCAGTAAAATCAATCACAACAAAATCACCAACAGAATAACCATGTGAAGTCTTTGTAATTGTTATGGTTGTAGCACTTTGCCCATAGGTGGCTGAAACCGAAGTATCAGGGTCAATTTCAGTTGTAGCAACTAATAAAGATGCCCCAACATCGAAAGCAGTAGCACCATCAAAGTCTGTCCAAGTATCAATATTTGCTGATCTTTTATCAATCAAATCATTTGGGTAAAAACCTTGTGTAACAAAATGTCTTCTTAGCCTTAAAGGTTGTTTGCCACCTAAATCTAAAGTATTAGCAAACTCATAAGAACCACCAGTAATATCAACAGCCCCTAAAAAATCAAAATCAGCAATAGCATCAAAATCTGTAACATCATCTAAAGTTTCTAATGATCCAAGTACCAGACCATTTACATCTTCACTAAAAAAACAATCTACTTTTGCACCACCAAAAGGAGGTGAGTCTGAATCTTCTCTATCTGTAAAAACTGTTAGTTTTGGTAATGGATCTGGACTTGTAACTAGAACTGATGTTTCCCCAGCACTTAAACGGCCACCATCATCACGAAACTTTAAGATATATTCTCCTTCTACAATATTTGGCACAATACTTTCACTTACGTTTCCAGAAAGCTCAGGTAAAACGTCAACTGCATTTGTAAAAGTTCCACTGCCATCAGTAAGGTTTGAAGATCTTATAACCACGTTTCCACCATGAATAACATCAACATCTGTAGATTTATCAAAACGTAATCTTACAAACTGATCTGATATTGGTTCTATTCTTAAATTTTGTACATCTGCTGGTAGGGCAGTTTTACCAACAGTTGTAAATGTTGTAGTCGCTGGATTTGTACTTGGCTTGCCTAATGCGTTATAACTAAAAACTCTTACCTCATAAGTGCCATTTAAAGTTTCAAAAATTGTAAAATCAGGTCTTGTTATACGTTCTGATATAAAGTTCTCATTCTGGAATCTATATTGGACCATATATTCAGTAACACCGCTTACAGGTTGCCATTGAATAAATAATTTACTTACAGCCCTGTTATTCAATACCACTATTTGTTCTGTTCCCTGTAAGCTGCTTGGTGCATCTTTTAGTGCAGTTAGTGTTGTAATGGTTCTTGCTGGCAATGCTGTGCCATCTTCTACAAAAGCATATTTATTTGGATCATGAACAACAGCAACTATTTGATAATTTAATAATTGTTGTTCTGTAACAGATACAACTCTAAAAGTCTGAAGTTCAACAGATGTATTTTCAATAACCCAAACACTGTTTGTTTGTGGCACTGAACTAAATGCAGAATCTACAGTTATGGTTGCACCTGTAATATCACTTATTGTCTTGGTTTCTAATGTGCCATCAGATAAAATGACAGACAAGGTTGCTGAATCTGTAGATGCTAAATCTGTATTGTTTTGATCGTCAACAATAATCTGAGTTGTAGATACTCCTGTCTTAATACGCCCTCCTCTTCTTACCCCTGCCCTCATAGGGTCTGCAATATTAATAACAGTGCCAACCCTTACTATTGTTCCACTTTCTAATGATGCTGTGAATGTAACTGTTTCTGCTTCATTGTTTTGTGTATATAAAAACCAACGTCCAAGTCTTGCCGCTTGACCTCTTGATGTACAGGCAAAGCCATTTAAGTTTTTGGTCACTATGCCATATTTAGTTTGCAATGCTGTATCTTCTACAGTCTCATAATCTATCTCTTGAGTCTCATTATCAAAGTAGGAAACATTGACAACAGTAAATTTTGTGTCTTTACTAGCACTGGAATAGGTAAAACCAGCCTCAGAAACATTACTTAAATTATAGATATAACTTGCATCTGTAGGTTTATCACAGCTAATATTTACTGCCCCTGCTGAATAAAAAGGCATTGCTCTCATAACAGAGGCAAGATTATTTATGGTATCGTATGCAGCCCTTTGAGAATTTAGTACAACATTACAAGAAAATCTGGCTTCAGTACCACCAGCCCCATCATCTACTTGCTCACTTGCATATTGACTAGCAGAGAAAAAACTAAAAACATCTAATGATGATTCTGCAATATGATCTCCAAAACCTTTTGACGTTGTAAGCAAATCATATAAAATCCACGCTGGATCATTTGAATATTCTTTATCTGTTTTAAAAGTTCCGTTAAATGTACCGCTATAACTAATCGACCCATCAGCCCTAACTGTTGCATTGTGAGGTATTTTTATTTTTGTACCTTTTACCCTATACATACGTCTTGGCTGATTAGGAAAAGATTCAGCATCAAAACGTAAAGCTACATGGGCAAAATTTGCATAGGCTCTTGATTCATTAATTATTTCTGTAAAAGATGACCATTGGAAACTATTTTGTAAAGTTGGCTCTGTACTGTCTGATGTAACTCTGTTAACTCTGATAGTAACAGGAAAGCTAGTGCCAGATGGAAGATTTATTTTATAATCTCGAAAATATGTGCTTGCTGTTCTTCCTTTTACAGTGTCAGATATAACAGTTTTTGTTGTGCCATCATTTTCAATAGTTTGAATATTTAAAATAACTGAAGCTCCATTTATATCTCCGTTATCTTCGAATTTTTGCATTGAAGGAAAACCAAGAGTAACTCTTACAGCATCAATATTTGTATTTGTTATCTGTCTTGAAACAGGCGTATCTTTTGTAACTGTTACACCAACGCTAGTTTCTGATTCTGTCTCTGATATACCAGAAATTGCTGTTTGATCTGAAGTACCAAATCTAGGCTCAAAAGTTATATTCTGAAAGTTAAAATCTTCATCACTTGGACTTGTACCAGCAGCTTGTTGTAAAACCTGTGTAGAGTTAAGAAATACGTCCTTTAATGCTGAAGTGTTGTATTCAGTCGAACCCTTACTACCTGTAGCACTTGGAAACCCCTCTATCTCTCCTGACCCTAATAATTCAATCAGCGTTTGAAACTGTTTTGATTGAAGGGCATCTTTAGGTAGATTCGGCTGTACAACTCCAGCTTCTTCAAGCCTTCTTCTATGAAAAGCAGAATGTCTTCCTCTTATGGACATTAAGTTGTTCCCTCCACCTGTACAGTATCAATACCAGAACTAATTACGACAGAACCAATAAAAACTTCTCCATAAATTATTGGAATCGGAACACCAGCCTGACTTACGTTAGAAATTGACCCAAAACCAAAAGATTGAAATGTAGGATCATTCTGTGAAAAAGTATCAGTAACAGCAGCAGTAGGTATTTCTGGTGTTGGTGTAAGTAATTGGGTTGCTTCGTTAACTAACAAACTTGTGCCAATAGCTGTTAAGCCTCCCCCAATAATCCCTCCAATAGTCGTTCCAAGTACAGCAGTTCCTAAAAGACCAGTTGTAACTCCACTCACAGCAGCCCCACCAAAAACTCCTAAAGCACCAAGAGCAACACCTTTTGCACCTACGGCAATAGGAATAATTTGTATATCTTCGTCACTTTGTAAAGTTAATAAATCCTCTGTAATTTCCATACCGCCCATTTTAATCTTATACAACTGGTTCATCATGTGATTTTCCACCTCTGGAAAGTTTGCAATCAAAAAATGAAATGCCTGTTTTGGACTTGCAACAGCCGCTTCAAAATAAGACTGTCCAAGAAACTTTCTTAATCTGCCATAAACTTTTATTTTTTTAAGCTTCATATCTATAAACCTTTTTTGTGGCTTCTATATATCTTAAATCATATAATTCTCTACAACTCAACTGTCTTATGTTGTGATGCAATATTGTTTGATCGCCAATATATAAGGCAACATGATTTAATTTTTCATCTGGTCCTTGCATAAGCAAAACATCGTCATTAATAATATTATCTTTAGAAACTTCTTTAAAACCAGAACCAGTTAAAACTTTTTCAAAATATGGATTTTCACAGAAAGTTTTTATACTTTTAGGTCTTTCCCAAAATTTTAAATTTATTTGTTTTTTATTTAAAAAATAATCTGTAACTAAACTCCAACAATCATGCTTGCCCCAAATCCAAGTACGACCATATAAACCAGATGTGTAACCAGATGGCTTAAAATCTATCCAGTTTTTTTGCTCAACACTATAGATATAAAAAGGTAAACCAAGATGCTCACATGATGCTTTATCAGCCTCAGATGGTAAGGCAGAACCATAAGCATGAGAATGAATAATTCCAATCAATTCTCCTTGATCTTCACAGTCTGCCCAATTATCTGGATCTATAACAAAAAACTCATCTGGTGACTCTGAAAGATTGTCACAAGGCCAATAAGTTTCTTTGCCTTTGATAATAGCCAACAAACCACAAGACTCTTTAGGTGCTTGTTTATCAGCGTGTATAGCAGCTTGTTCTTTCCAGTTCATGCGTTTACAAAAGTACCAACAGAGGGAAAATCTTTTCTAGTTACTTGTAATTTTGGACAACGAATATTATTTAAATCAAGAACACTAGCCAATTCAAACTGAACAATTTCTCTATTTTCTACAACTTTTCTATCAATAAAATAAATTTCTTGTGGCAATTCTGTTGTGCTTGATGGAGTGCCAAAGGGATTTTGATTTGCTGGAAAGTTTGCAGCATCTAAAAACTGAGCCATTGTTCTATGTCTTATGAATTTTGCTCCCTGCAAGTCATTGAATGGTGTTGTAGCGTTTGCACTTGCCATTAGTGTTGTAATAGTACCAAGGATATTAGAGACTGTTAAAGTTGGTCTTGGCAGTGTTCCTTTCCCTGTATATTCAAACCCCTGAGCAATAACTGGAAACTTATCGTATGTGTTGCCCTGCCAAATTATTGAAGCGTTACTATTCATACCCACACCAGAATGAAAACGGCTTACATTTGTTGAACCATGCAAAGCAGAAACAAGAGTTATTGAATATAACTCAATTATTGATTTATTAGATAAAGATTGAAGTTCTGCGGTAGGTATTGCCATTTATGGTTCAAATACTTCCTCAAATGTTGTTGTAATGATAGACCTGTTATTATATGGAATCTGTTTTGACCAAGATTTGCAGATAAATTTACCAGCACCAGATAAAGTCACAGAAACATTTCCTGAGTTTGTGGCACTTGCCGCAGCCGTCACAGTGAAAGTATTATCATCAGCCGTTGTAACTACTGCAAAAGAACCATCAACAGCAGAGCCAGATGTATAGTCAATTGTTACGACATCACCAATAGCAAGGCCATGATTTGAAATGGTTATTGTGACAGTTGCAGATGATGACTGTGAATATGTACCTGTTTTTGTAAACCCTTCGGCTGGTGGAGTAAATGTAAAACTATCCTGATCGTTGACTCTGCTTCTTAAAAAAGCCTCAATTATATCTGATTGCTCTTTAGAGACTTCAAAAGTAAGATCATATACTTTGGGGTCTTGTGTCAAAGGCAAGCCAAATAATGCTCTGAACTGATAGCCATCACCTAAAGCTGTTGTCCTTACCTTTGGTGAGCTTGTTTTTCTAAAGCCAGAATATGTTGGCTGGATTGATGGAAAAGTTGCCATTACCTACTTAATAAACCCCCTGCACGTTTTTCTTTTATAAGTTCTGCACGAATGGCAGCCCCTATTACATTACCTAAAGCCTGTGCATCTTGATTATTACCAGAGACAGCAGAACCCGACGCATCAACAGAAACATTAACAATATTTGTTGTACTACCTCCAAGTTGATTATTAGGAATAATTGTACCTGAAGAACGAGGAACAAAGAGTTCTGCTCCTTTATCTCCAACAATAGATGGTTTATTAACAGGAGGTTTACCACCATCACCAAAAATTCCTAAATTTGGAATATTAACAAAATCAAAACTTTTCTTTTTATTAAATCCACCAAATAACCCACCCAAAAGTCCACCGATACCTCCTCCTCTACTTCCACCTCTTGACATTGCTGAATCAAATAATCTATCTATTTGTGAATCAATTAATTTATTTTTAATAGTATTTAAAACATTCACCATTGCTTCTCTAAATGTTGAAGCACCTGTTATTGCATCTTTAAAATTATCTTTAAATGATTGTCCAATGGCTTGAGAAAATTCAAGTTGTTGCTGTAATGATCTTTCTAAAGTTAAATTTGTTCTCACTCTAATCTCTTCTTGTTCTGTTAATTTTTTTCCTATTTCTCCTTCGATACCTCTTATTTTTTCTCTAATCAAAGCTTCTTGTTCACCAAATTGTAATTTTTCTCTAATTTTGAGAATATTATCATCTGTTTTTTTCAAAGCAGCATCTAATAAATTCAAATTAGTTTTATTAGTTTTAATCTCTTCTTTTTTCTTATTTACACTTTTTTGTTCTTTAGCAATTTTTTGATTTAATAATTGTATAATTTGTGATTGTCCTGCAACATCGTCAAATTTACCTGTAAAACCTACACTGGCAGCAATATCTTTTCTTTCTTGTCTAGTAGCAGTTCTTGAAGTAAATAATTCTCTTTGTGCAACTAAATCTTGAACTTTCTTATTTTCAGATTGATCTGCCTGCCTTAATAAAGCACTGGTTTCAACTCTTTCACTAATAAATTTACCAACACCTGATTCTTCTAAAAACTTAGCAAAAGATGTTTTCATTAAAGTCATTATTTTTGCAAAATTATTACCTAATTCAGTAAATTCATCACCAAATTTAGTTAAAGCTTCAACACCTTCATTTCCTACTAAATCAATCATTTTTTGTCTAGCAAGAGCAAAGGCAGCCTCTTTTCCACCTAATTTTTGTATAATTTTTAAATTTTTTTCAAATTCTGTACCAGTTATACCTAAAGCAGAAGATAAAGCAGATACATCCATTGTGTTTTCATTTAAGGCAGCACCTAATTTACCTACTTCAGTCGAAAAAGTTTGAATTTGTTGTAAAGCAGCAGTAGCAACAAGACCTCCTGCAAAACCTCCCATTTGACCACCAACTAAAGATCCACCAAAACCACCAGCAAAACCAAATGCACCCCCAAGCACACCTTGTCCAAATAAAAGTGGAAATGCACCACTTACTAAACCACTAGAAAGAGCTCCCCCAATACGACTACCTCCACCACCTATGCCACCTCTTGATACTCTATTATTATTTCTTTTTGCTCTACTATTTTTATTAGTTGATATTGTATTTACATTCATCAACTTAGTTTGTTGAGCAATAGCTTTGTTTAAAGTATTAAATATTGGAGAACCAATCTTTACTGAATCTCTTAAATTTTCAAATGACTCTAAAGCTGCCTGTTGTTGTACTCTCGTATTGCCAATAGCTTTTCCAGTTTTATTTAATTGTGTAGCATATCTTCTTATCTGACCTGTAGCTTCTGCAAGACGATCACCAGTTTTTCCTCTTAAAGCTTTACCTAAATCTAAACTTCTTATCTTACTAACACTTTTTTCAAGCTCTTTAACTCTTGCCTTTGCTTTATCTAACTGTGATAAACCAACAGTTCTAAATTTTATATTTACTCCGTAATCGGCCACAGCAAAAACAAAACTTTATTTTAGTGTACCGCTTTTATCGTTTTCTTGCTCGTGATTTATCTTTTACATTTTGTATAGCTTTTTCTTCATATTCATCTTTTAATTCATAAAAAGCAATCCAATAAGTTAATTCTTCTCTAGTTAAAATATTAGAAAGTTTATTTACTGTCATACCTAATTCTTTAGCTAAAAAAAATATAAAAAACCAATTGTTTTTAACTTTTTAAATCTGCTTTCGCTGCCTCCACTTTATGTTCAGATCCAGAATTAACCATTGCAAGTTGTATATCTTGTAAAATTCCAGCATTTACCTCTCTTCTTAATGAAGCTTTATGACCATCTTGAAATAATCTATTACCATTTTTATCTAATGCTTTTGTAATCATTAAATTTAAAGCAAAATCATCTCCTGTTGCACTATCACCTGATTGATTAATAATCATTTCTCTTTCTGCGATTGTTAATGGATTCCAATATATCTCTAATACTGTCTCTTCTCCATCTTTCAACTCATAAAGATATTTTTGGCTTACACCAAATTTATTCTTCAATAGTTC